TCTTCCCAAGCCTGACAAACCCGCATATCGTTGCAGATAAAGTTCAGCTTTTCGCAATGCCCACGAAAACCTGCGCCCTTATCATAAGTCGCCATCGGGATGCGCTCAATCCGTACTTGGGTCATAAAGCTGTTGTCGTAATACTCGCAGTTTGAGCAATGCTTGCGCCGTGCGTCTTTTTCATCGCATTGCATCGCTTCTGCCAGTCCTGTGTAGAACTCCTTATTTGCACCAGTTTCATTGGTTGGCATTTCAGGACCATAGTTCCATTCAGCAACCGCAACCGCATAGTTTTTCTTATTCTCTGCGTTAGTTAAAAACTCTTCTTCGCTTGGCAAGCCCATGAAACCCTTGGGCATCATCATAAAATCTTTCATTTTCTACTCCTTAAGTAATTTCACGCCCGTTGGCTCGGATGGTCAATGATGTAGCCGCACTGGCAATAGTCGATATAAATCCGCTTGGCTCAAGTGCTTGCCCTACCAGTTCAGGAAAAGTGTAAGTCTCATCAGGTGCAAGACTACGGGTATCAACAATTAAGTTTGATGTGGCGGCACTGCCTGCTGCTGTTACCAAATTGACGCTAATGGTCACATTGCCTGCCGTTGTATTGGTGGCTGTGAATTTGTCAATAATGGTTTTACAGTTGGTGGCTGTGTATTGTGTTGTCTGCGTTCCTTCAGCTTGTTTGGCTGGGATTAAAACTTTTACTGTTACTGTCATTTTTTACTCCAAAAGCAAAACATTGTTTGGTATGTATTGTGTCATTAACCAGTTTGTTCCATCAGAAACTAGGGTAGCAGAATCCCCTGTACTTGCCAACAAAATAGAAGTTGCTGCCGCCCCACCCGCTACAGGCACAACATTTGATGATGCCGAGACAACAGTTTGTGCTTGATAGTTCTGAAATCGTAAGACCCGCCCTGTCCAGCTAGCAGCTGTTGGCAAAGTCACCGTGCAAGTCGAGCCAGTCTTGTTGTTGATAAGCCAAACTTCAGTGTCAGCAACAATAAAATTAGCCGTCTTGGTAACAGGCGCAGATGGTGCAAAATAGTCAGTGTTTACAACAGCCGCTGAAATAGCCGTTCCGTTGCCTTTTAAAACCCCAGTTATCGTTGTTGACAGGGTAATTGCTGGTGTAGTTGTGGCAGTTGCAACCGTACCAGCTAAACCATTAGCAGATACCACCGACACACTTGTGACAGTACCTGTTGTTGGCGTTGTCCAAGTAGGCGTTGCGCCAATTCCAGCCGATGTTAAAACTTGCCCTACTGTTCCTTGACTACCATCAAAACTTGTTGTTCCAGTTACACTTAAATCAACAAAACTACCATTCTTCGGCGTTGTTGCACCAATGGTCATATTGTCTATTATTCCTACATTTGTAGGTGCAATTTCAAGCGAGCCAGTTCCAGTCGGCTTTATATGAACATGACCAGTTCCAGTAGGGCTAATGTCTATTTGTGCATTTGCACCGTTTAAATTTGTAGAAACATTGATGGACATATTATCGCCACCGCCAGCACCAACATTCATTTGGGTTGTACCTGACGCATTTTTAAGCGATAAACCAGCAGAGTTTAATGCTTGAACTATCGGTGTAGTAACGCTAGTAGAAGCAGCTAATGTTGTAATGCCTGTAGTTGCACCTGTGTCACTAATTGTGACTACAGAATTTTGAATTATCTTACCTGTTGTTAAGTCAAACCTAGCAACAGCGTTATCCGTAGCACTGGCAGGGCCAATAACATTACCATCGGTAGTGCTTGGATTCTGTACTGGAGCCAAAGCCAGCAATTCAAGTGCTTGTGCTAATCTTGGAATAGCGTCTAAAACTTCTTGAACTTTGGCATTAAGCACAGCATCATCGACTGCGGTATCTTGTGCCAGCGCACTGATTTGAGCTAAAGCCTCGTTTGCCGTAGCCGCAGCATTATCTGCCTGATATTCAAAGTCGCTACCTACAATAACTTGCAGCGTATCAACGGTGGAAAACAAAAGTTCAAACTGTCTTATCTGCTGCTGGTCAGTTAAGAATTGTGCAAGCTGGTCTCGCGTCAGGTTTAATCTGCGAGAGATGGGTGCGGTTGCCATTAGTAGGCCAATGCTTCAATCTGTGCCTCTAAGCGCACATAGGATACATGGGCATCACTGTCGCCACGGAAACGCTGTATGCGCCAATTCCTCATGTGACCTTGCTGAAACCATGCAAGGCGCTTTCTAGTGTTGCCAATCAAGCCAACAGCAATAAATTTGTCTTGGCTGTACGAACGACCATCCAGCGAGTAACTGGTGCTGATAAATGGATTTGTGCCAAGTGCAACACTACCCGTCAGGCTGACTAATTCCATCTCGTTAAATATAGCCCCGTTGCTTTCGTTGTAGACAATCAGTGTGCCAAACTCCCATCGCACCCGTTCACCCCAATGATGCCCAGTGTCCTGCACCAAGTAGCCAATATTTGAACTTTGCGGGTCTCCAACCATCCATTTGTCGTACACCCAAACAAGGTTTCGTGCCCGATACTGTGAAAATCCAGTCAATGCCGTTGTTAGGGTAAACCATACTGGCGTTTGCAGTTCAATAGATGCCGATGCATCAAAGACTATTGTGCGGTCAGACAAATGAACATAAAGGTGCTGGTGATTTTTGTCGTTTCTTGCCTCTAGTTTGACCAATGCCAACTGCGCTTCGGTGTATTCCAATAGTAGGTTGTCGATTTCTTGTGTGCTTATTTTTTCTGCAACAGCGGCTGCACCGACATAAATGCTTGGGGCTTCGTTTCTACCGCTACCCAAAAAAGCAATGCGCTCATTAAATACACAGCAAGCAAATGTACCGACAACGCCCTTTTGTATCTGTGCGCCATCAATCCTTGCAAATGGAAACAACTCGCCGCCCACATTGTCAAATACTTCAATCGTGTTGCGGTTCAGTGCATATATCTCGTTCCGCAGTTTAAGTAATGCCACCACTGGGTCAGGGTCAACCTCAGAACTACCGTATTTTAGCGGATTGACTTGGGTCGGGTCTGATAACTCGGTAACGATCAAGAACTCGCCATCCGTGGTCATGAAGTAGCCATCTACCCAAACCACATCCAGCACCAAACCAAGGTCGGGGTCTGTTACTTGGGTTAGAGTCGAACCGTCCCAGTAATACAACCGACCGCCCGATGCAATCGCCAGTTCGTCAAAGCTGTAATCAAATGTCACTAATTCGTTTGTTGGACCACCCACATCACCCAATGTTGTTACTGTGCCTGCGCTGTTGATCTCCACCAACTTTGTGCCCATGACCCGATATAACTCGCCTTGCCAGTTCACGCCACCACGGTCAATCCCTGTTCCAGTGCCGTTGGATACAATCCCATCGCCTGGTCGCAGAAACCCATTACTGATGCCTGACTGCTTTGGCACAGGCACAAGATTGACTGGGTATGCTGTACGCAGTTCAGGTGTGTTGTCGGTGTAGATGCCGTTCAGAATAGGTATTTGCATCACTTAGCCTTGTTGCGTTCACTGATGCGCTTTGCTTTGGCCTTCGCGTCTGCCTTTGATGATGCGCCCCATGCCCTCAGACTCAGCAGCAAACGGGTCGGTTCACCGTCTTTGTATTCAGGGCCAGAGTTTCCAGCCATGCGAGCCAAGAACGATGCCCTGCGTGGGTTGTCCCCTGACTTGACTGGAGGCTTTAGATTCATGCCCTCGGCCTTTGCCGCAGCCCTTCCCTTGGCGTTCAAACCGCCCCTTGGGTTCTGGCCTTCCTTGCGTGCATAAGCTGGCGTTTTCATCTGAAGCCCTTGATTTTTTCAGCAATCTTTTTAGGTTGCTTGGCAAACTGCTTGCCAGCCTTGGTAGCCTCACGTTTTGCCCGTGTGGTTGCCGCATACTCAGCCGCTGTCAGTGACTTGATAGCCTTTGCAGGCAGATACCTTTCGCCTGTTTCAGACGATGGCTTTCCTGACTTAGTGCGCCAATCCTGCGAACCCCAATCTTTTAGGCTTTTTTGTGGGGCTTTCATTTATAACCACCGCCCTTTTTCTTGTACTCCACAGCCAACAGTTGGGCTTTACGGGCTGACCATTCGTTTGGGTCTCCGCCCTTTGTCCCCGCCTTTATTTTTTCAAACAAGGCTTTCCGCATGGATGGCTTCGTGTAATTGCCAGCCGCATTGACGGTGGATTTTGGCTTGGTGGCCATTACGCAGCCACGCCTTTGATAACTGCAAAGTTGAATACTGGAGTTTCAGTTGTTGTGCCGCCAGTGGTGCGGAAAGTGATGTTGAAACTACCAGCCGCCACCGCAGTAACCATCAAGTCATACAAATCAGTGCCTGATTTCTGGTTCAGGATAATCACATCGGTTGCCGCCACAGTGCTGTTGGTCACAGTGAAAGTCGCAGCCGTAGCTGAACCCGCTGCGCTGAATAGCGTGATTGCGCCAGTAGTCTTGTTAATTGTCACACCTGTGGTTCGGTTTGTCCCTTGTGTGACAGTGCCACCTGCGCCTGTGGCATAACCCACGCCAGCAGTACCAGATGAAGTGACTGCACCAGTTGCTGCTAGGCTTGTGCCTGTGGCTGCACCGATAACTGGTGTAACCAATGTGGGCGTGTTAGCAAATACATTTGCCCCTGTGCCTGTTTCATCTGTCAGAACTGCCGCCAAGTTTGCACTTGATGGGGTTGCCAGAAATGTTGCCACATTTGCAGCCAAACCAGATACACCCGTTGCAATTGGCAAGCCAGTGCAGTTTGTCAATGTTCCAGAAGTCGGTGTTCCTAAAATTGGGGTTACCAAAGTCGGGCTGGTTGCAAATACTAATGACCCTGTACCTGTTTCATCGGTCATCGCCGTCCGTAGATTGGCACTTGATGGAGTTGCCAAAAAGGTTTGTATGCCTGCCGCATAAACGGTATTGGCAATGATCTGATACCAAGAATTTGTAGGCTGATAAAAACGAATTGCTGTTGCAGTTCCTGCCGCCAATGAAGTCACACCGCCATAAATAGCAGATGCACCATTAAGCGCAATAGTCAACGAGGTAATCTCTTGCGTAGTCGTAATCAGCACCGTAGTGCCATCAGGCACACCAGTGTTCAAAGGCAAAGTAATTGTGCCAGTTGCCAGCGTACCAGCGGGTTGCAAAAGCATCCATTGGTCATTACTGACTGGTGTTGGCACGGTGATGTTGAACCCAGATCCAGGCACATACAGATTCACCGCCAGCGTTGGCGATGCAAAACTCTGCTGGAAAAACGTCAACAAACTGCCAATCGAGGTGCGTCTTGCATCCCCGTTGTTAGGCGAATAAACAGGTAACTGATCTCCGCTTGATATTGTGCTGAGTACGGGTAACTGGTTAATGGTTGGCATAATTGTCCTTAGTAGTATTCGATAGGCCCATCAGGGCCAGCAGTGACTGGATTGGCTGGTGGTCTGATAAACGGATTGTCGTAGACCCTCCAAGGCTTGTTGCCTGCACCAGCAGGCATCGTTGCAGGCAGTTGCTGTTCAAGCGGGAATGTGGCTCTTTGCAACAGGATGTCGTAACCCTGCTTTGCCGTGGTCTTGGTCTCAATCATTACTTGCTTGCCATAACTTGGTGCAAGTCTAATACCCAGACTGCAAATGATGGCTTCATAAGCCGAATCAGGCACAAGGGTTTCCTCGTCCAAGTCGCTGTCTTGTGGGCTGGATGGCAAAGGGTAACCCAAGCGGATGCCCTTGGCATTCCAGTCTGCCATCATTGCATCAAGGCGACGTAAGGCAGATTGTAACTGTTCGGGTTGCAAATCAAAAACGTAAGACGCAAGCCCGATTTCCTCAAAGGCGGCACTTACAAATTGTCGTTTTGTGTAGCCCATGCTGATTCCTCAATATGTTTTAGTAGGGTTGCATCTGACCAGCGTTTGTCAACCTTCAGACCAATAACTTCTGCCTGTTGCAACATTTCTTCACGGGTTGGTGGACTGTCCTCAGTTTCAACAACTTCAGGTGTTTCAATAATCTCAACAGCAACTTCAATAACCCGTCTGCCGATGGGCGATGGGCGAACTTGTTTTGTTGCTTTGCGCTCTGCTGCCTCTGATTTTTTCAGTTTGCGCTTTTGCAACCGCAACTCTTTCCACGGGACAAGAGTCTTGGTCTTTACGATTGCGGCTGACTTAATCATTTCATCTTTTTCATTGGTGCTTTGCTTGGCTTACCAGCGGCTTTTGCCGACTTGCTTGCCATGCCTAGAGCCATTGCAACAGCTTGCTTTTGTGGCTTGCCTGACTTCATTTCCATCGCAATATTCTTACCGATGGTCTTTTTGGAATAACCTTGTTTCATTGGCATTTCGATCTCCATGTAAAACAGGCCAACATCTCTGCTGGCCTGTCTAGGTTTAACCACCGATGCGGTAGACGATAAAGGTATCAGCCGCAGTCTTACGGCAACGGAAACGAGCAGAAGCACCACTCGTAGCCGCAGTCGCAGCCGCACCCACAATAGTCACACCTGTGTTGACCGTGATGGTCAAAGCAAATGCAGCCAAAGTGATAACGCTGAAGTCAAACGAATCACCAATCGCCCACTCAGTTGCCAAGTCAAGGTTTGCACCTGTTGGCAATTGAATGTCACGGCTTGCCGTAGGCGTTGCAGTAATGATGCCAGTCAGCACATTGGCTGCTGTGGCAATCATCGATGCGCCATCAGCAATGTTGGCTGGCGCACCTTGAGGTTGCCAGTTGCCATTGTTGTTAATGTCAGGTGCTACACCCACAGAGTAGTACGCACCCGATGCGCCAGCTTGAATAGTCACGCTGGTGGCATTGGTGAATGCGCCTGATACATAAGTGGTGTTCTCGACTACGGTCAACAAGTCTTGTGATTCAGGGAAATTGGGGTAACCAACTTCTTGAAACACGCTTGCTGGTGAGTAGGCTTGAACGGCGATTTTCTCGCCTGCTGGCACAGTAACGGTAGCCGTACCTTGTGCAAAAATTACTTGATAACTCATGATAACTCCTTAAGGTGTTTGGTTGAACAACAGGATGCCTGACATCTCTGGCTGTTTGTTGACCACGCCAAACAAGGTATCCAAACGATACTTGGTTTTCATGGTGTTGACATCGTATTGCTTTTGCATGACCAGTTCGATGCCTTGATCTGTTGAGGCACGCATCACTGCGACACCAGCATCAGACGGGACAGCGTAACGACCAGGCAGAATCTCCAACGCATCTTTCTGCCAGAAGCAGTTGATAGGCGCGGCATCTGTGTTCAAGCGGTTGATAGTACGACCAGCAGCGGCAGTCACGATACAGTTTTGATACTGCAACTCGGCATCAGTTCCACCTTGTGCGGAAATGATTGGAGGTGTGATAACGCAAGTGGTTGCATTGGTCACGCTCACTACACGGAAAGTCTTGGAGAATCCAGTACCTTGCTTGGTGATGTGATGCACAGCTTCAACGCCTTCAATCTCGATGGCAGTTCCTGCTGGCAAGTCGGTGGTGCTAGACACGGTAATCGTTTGAAAACGATTGTCCACGTTAGCAGTTTCACCAGTTGTTGCAGTTGAGGTGGCAACAGGCACATAGTAGTTATTAGCCGCAGCCAAAGTGCTCATCGTTGGGTCAGAACCAGTTGCCGCTGCAATACGGTTTGCGTAGTCTAGTTTGTAGGTCTCAAAGCCTGCGACCATACCAACATAAGAACGCTCAAACGCATTGTTTGACTTGTTACCAGCGAAGCTACGTGACACAGATGCGCCACCGCCACCACCAGCAATGTTGCCAGCGATACCGTTGTAGTCACGGCTAGACAATGCCAAGTAACGGTCAAAGGCTTGTACGCCCTGCTCGTTCATGATGCTGTCGCACAGTGCCACGTCATCATAATCACCAGCGGCTGTGCTGACAGTGACCACTAACGAACCGAGGTTTGCGGCAGTGTTCATGATGGCGATGTTGATGTCGGATGCTAGTTTCTGCTTTGCGGCTTCGCCTAAGCGACCCTCTTGCAGTGCATCACGCAACTCCAAAGCATCCAGAATGAACGGCACAGACTTTTGAAAGCCGAGTGTCGCTGGTACTGAAAGCTGGGTATATGCGCCAAAGTTGCCAGTCTGGTCCATGCCGTCATACGACTGTGCGATGTAAGGCTGGGGACGATAGATGACGTTGTTGGTGCGCTCCATCATTGAACTATCTGTGTTGTAGATAGAAACATTGCGGGACAGCACTAGAGCATCGTTAAAGCCTTCGAGGATGTCCTCGAACGCTACGCGCTCTTCTTTACTGAATGAATTGCTCATGGAAAACTCCTAGTGAATTATTTGGATGCTGATCGCTTTTGCGCTTTGTAGGCAATGACTTTCGTCATGTTGCCAGTACGAGCCGCATCTTCTCTCAGCCGTTCAAGTGTTGAGTCCACCGCACCAGATGAACGACCAGTTCCACTGATGATTCTTTCGGGTGCGGGTGCTTGCCTACGGTTTGTAACTTTCAAGTCTTTCTCCAGTTTTGCTACCGCAAAGGCAAACTTTACGGGGTCCTTGATTTCAGCCAACTCTTTAGCCTTTGCAGGATTCTTACCGAGTGCGTAAACAACGAGTGCAGGGTTATCTGCACCTTGTAGCAAAACGCCTTGCTGGGTGATTGAAAAAACTTGTTGAGCAACTTCTTCAGCATCTTCAAAGTCCTTCACTCTTAGTTCGGCTTTCGCCTTACCATAACCATCCAACTTGGCTTGCCATGCCTTTTGCTGATTCATAACTTCAGCTTCTTGCTTGGCGTTGACATCATCAGCTTGACGCTTTCGCTCAAACCAATTAGTCAATGCTTCCTCGTACTTATCAGCGTCATAGTCGTGATCTTCCAGCTTTGGCTTATTTCCAATCACCACTGGTTTGGTCTCAGGTGGTGAGGCTTGTAGCCTGCCTTGCAATTCACGATTCTGCCGTTGCAGTTCTCGGTTCGTCTTACGCAACTCTTTTACCCATTCAGGCGCAGGAGTATGTTCTTCGGGAGGTGGCGCTTCCTCACCAATGCTGACAACAACTTCTTCGGTATCTTCTGGTTCAATCTCTTCAACGGGTTTGCTGATTTCGATTTCCTCTTCTTCTACCTCAACTTCATTGTCTTCAATTACTGCCTTTTGATTCATCTTTGACCCCATTCAACTCACCCACTTT